AGACAATTAAGAATAGAATGGTGGCCTGTATATAAAACAAACATATTTACAGATATTACAGTTTTAAATACTGCTGAGATGGTTAATACAAAAGTTAATTTAGATCAGTTTGAACGGGCTGGTGTTTATCTATTTCTTGGAAGATTCTTTTTACCAGCATTAACTAAATTTAGACCAGAAACAGAAAAAGATAGATTTGAAAGAATGGCAGAATATTATATGAGCCAATACAATATCGAATGGAGAATGATATTAGAAGATGGTGTAGAATATGATGTAGATGCTGATGGAACTATCATATCTAACGAGAGAGAACCTTTACATGGATTTAGAAGATTGACTAGATAATGGCTTTAGATTTAAAGATCAAAACTAATGCTAAATTTGTCGAAAAAAGATTTAAAAGAATAGAAAAAAGATTTAAAGGCATAATCCAAAAAGGAATACTACAAGCTGGATTTCAATTACTAGATATTATTAGAACTAAGACTCAAAAAGGTGTTGATTTTAGAGATGTACCTTTTGTTCCATATTCATCAGGCTATTTAAAAAAATTAAACAAAGAGGGTAAATCAACAAAAGTAGATTTATTTTATTCAGGTCGTATGTTAGGTGCATTGACACCATCTGGTAGAACTTTAAGAAAAACAGGAATAAATAAAATTAGTGTTAATTTTAGTAATGCACAGATGAGGCAAAGAGCAGTATTTAATCAAGTATTAGGAAAAAATAAGAGGGAATTTTTTGGATTTAATGATAGAACAGCAAATATAATAAGAAAACAATTTAATAGATTTGTTGCAAAAGAATTTAGGAAAGCAAGAATATGAGTGTAAGAGAAAACATAGCATCTGAATTATTATCTACTTTATCTGGTATATCTAGCCCAGCAATTAAGAAAGCTACTAGACAACCTTTTTTATTAGATGAATTATCAGAACAACAATATCCAGCAATCATAGTACAAACATCAGAAGAAAATAGAGAAGATGTTGAATTAGGTTCTGGTGCTAGAACTAGAACAGGAACTATTGATTTTGTTATCTTAGGTTTTGTTAAAGGTGCAGAGGCCAATATAGACACTAAAAGAAATGAATTAATTACAGCTATTGAAACTGAAATAGAAAATGATATTACTCGTAATGGTAACGCACTTGATTCTGAAGTTGTCCAAGTAGAAACTGACGAGGGTTCTTTATTTCCTGTTGGTGGAATAAGAATGACAATTAGGTGTATGTACGAATATCAAGCTGGAACACCATAGGATAAATTATGAAAAACGAAAAACTATTAGATAAAATATCTAAGAAAATAGATCAGATAGAAAAAATGCACGACAAAGAGTCTATGCTTTGCGAGGAAGTAAAAGACTTAGTAGAAGAAATTAAAGAAAACTCTTTAGAAGATGAAGATGGTACTTGGGAAGAAGAAGATGTATCAGATGACTTTGAAGAAGATTTTGAAGAAGATGAAGAAGATATTGACGAAGAAGACGATAAACTGTAAAAGGACTTATGGCTAAAGATATTAAATTATATAAAGATAATTCTGAAATAACTATTAATGAATCTAATCTTGAACATTTTTTAAGTTTAGGCTATAAGCAAGAAAAAGAAACTAAACAAACTAAATCAAACAAGGATAAGAAATGGCAACACATCACGGAAAAGAAGGAGTTGTAACAGCTGGTGGAACAGCAGTAGGGGAACTTACTAGCTTCACACTTGAAACAACAGGAGATGTAGTAGAGGATACAGCTTTAACAGATGCAACTAAATCATTTGTTAGTGGTAGAACATCATTCTCTGGTACTTTAGAAATGCACTTTGATGAAACTGATGCTCCGCAAGAAACTTTAACTGCTGGTTCTTCTATCTCATTTGTTTTATTACCAGAGGGTAATACTGCAGGAGATGCAAGTTACACAGGAACAGGTATTGTTACAGGTATGAGTATTAATAACTCAATGGACGCAATTATTTCAAGAACTGTTACTTTTCAAGGAACAGGTGCTTTAACTATAGGTACTGTATAATCCTAATTTATGTCAGTTATTGATAGAGTTAAATCTCATTTTGAAACTCTTAAAACTATCACTATTGAAGTTGAGGAGTGGAAAGACGAGCATGGTAATCCGAGTGTATTCTATTCTGAGCCATTAACCCTTGAAGAAAAAAACATCATCTTTAAGAAGTCTAACAACTTTCAAGACTTAACTATTCTTGTTGATTTGCTTATAATGAAACTGCAAGTCAAAAATGATAAAGGCGAAATGATAAAAGCCTTTAGCCCAGAAGATAAATTTGCATTAAGAAAAAAAGCTGATTCAAATGTTATCTCTATAATTGCTAATAAAATTCTTTTAGAAACTAATTATGAGGAAGCTGAAAAAAAGTAGATAGCGACCCTGATGTTAGGTCGCTTTTAATAGTAGCAGATAGATTACACATCACAATTCAACAAGTTCTTGATATGCCAATGAGCCATTATAATCTTTGGCTAGCTTACTTGAAAAAAGAACAAGAACAGTATAAAAAGAACCAAGCATTAGCACAATCAAGGAACTTAAAGTAATGGCAAACCAAAAACTAAACATAGATATTGTAGCACGAGATAAAGCAAATCGTGTTTTAGGAACTGTTAATAAGAGTTTATCTCGATTAAAAAATTCTGTGTTTAATCTTAGAAATGCTTTTTTAGGTTTAGGTGCTGGTTTAGTTGCTAGAAATTTAGTTAATACAGGAAAAGATATAGAAAATCTTAGAGTTAGATTAAAATTTTTATTAAAAAATACACAAGAGGGAACTAAAGCATTTGATAATATGGCAAAATTTGCTTCTAAAGTTCCTTTTTCATTAGAAGAAATTTCACAAGGTTCAGGTATTTTAGCAACAGTTACAGATAATGCAGACGATCTAAATAAAATGTTAGAGATAACAGGTAATGTTGCGGCAACAACAGGTTTAGATTTTAGAACAACAGCAGAACAAATACAAAGATCATTTAGTGCTGGTATTGGTGCGGCAGACTTATTTAGAGAAAAAGGTGTAAGAAATATGCTAGGCTTTAAAGCTGGTGCGGCAGTATCTATTGAAGAAACAGTACAAGCATTTGAAAAAGTATTTGGTAAAGGTGGAAGATTTGGAAAATCAACTGATGAATTAGCAAAAACATTTCAAGGTACTCTATCAATGATAGGAGATAAAATTTTTAACTTTAAAAAGGTATTGTTAGAAGCTGGGTTTTTTGAAGAACTTAAAAATCAATTTGGAGAATTAGATAAGTTTTTAGTAAATAATGCAGAGAAAATAGAAAGAATAGCAGTAGCACTAGGTAAAAATCTTGCAAAAGCATTAATAGGTGTTGTTGATATAAGTAAAAAATTAATTCCATTTTTAAAAGATGTAGGAAGATTTTTAAAAGGAATTAAAGATACTTTTTTTGCTTTACCAGAGTTTATTCAGCAAATAGGAATTATAGGTGCAGTTCTATTAGGTAAAAAAGGTTTTGTTGGTTTAACAGTTATTCTTGCGGCAATTAAAAAAGCAGAAGAATTTGGAAAAAAGTTTGGAGAAAAAGGAATAAAAGTAGAAATGAAACCATTTGAACATGAGTTATCTGGTAATGCTCAAATAGCTGAAAGAAATAAATTAATACATGATACTGCCATAGCAATAGAAAATGCAATAGAAAAAGAAAAACTATTAAAAGAGGAATTTTTAAAAACACAACAACCTATTCAAGACCTTATACATGATCTATCTATTGAATTACCAAGTGCTTTTGAAACAGCAAGAGATGAAGCATTTGGTGGATTTAAAGAGGGATTAAAAGAAGAATTTGATGTTAGCATTTTTGATAGATTTAAAAAAGCTGGTCAAGATTCATTAAAATCATTAAAAACTTCTTTAACTGATTTTGTTATGACAGGTAAGATGAGTTTTGAAACTTTAAAAATTGCTATTATAAGATCATTAGTTGAGGCATTAATAGGGTCAGCAGTTACTTTTGCGTTAAAAAAAGCTACAGCAATATTTAAATTTCAAGCTATTAGAGAGGGTTTAATATCTGCATATAAAGCTGGTGCAAAAGCACTAGCATCAGTTCCTTTTCCATTTAATCTTGCTGCAGCTGGAGCAGTTATTGGAACAGGTATTGGTTTAGTAAATAAAATAAAAGGGTTTCAATCTGGTGGTGCTGTATCTAAAGGACAACCAATTATGGTTGGAGAACAAGGGCCAGAATTATTTGTACCAAATCAAACAGGACAAATTACACAATCTGCTAGAGGTACAGGTGGTGGCGAAACAAATATTAATTTTTCAATTAACGCAACAGATGTTAGAGGTGTAAAAGAATTATTAATTGATAACAGAGCAACAATCGTTAATGTAATTAATTCTGCATTAAATGAAAAAGGTAAAGAGGCAATAGTATAATGAGTGGACAGTTTCCAACTTCTCCAGCACCTAAAGACGCTAGTATTGGTTCAGTACAAAATACTATCGTAAGTGTAACAACATCTGGTAGAGTTCAAACTAGACAAATTGATGGTCAAAAATTTAGTATTACTTTGGATTACCCACCAATGAGCAGATCAAACTTTGCACCTATCAAAGCATTTATTATGAAACAACGAGCAAGATTAAATACATTTACTGTTATTCCACCTGTTGTATCAAATGCACAAGGTGTAGCCACAGGAACTATAAGTGTTAATGGTGCTATATCTTCTGGTGCAACTACTTGTACTATTGATGGCATGGCCACAAGCACAAATGATATTTTAAAAGCTGGAGATTACTTTAGATTTACAGGACAAGATAAAGTTTATATGGCAGTTGAAGATTTAGATTCAGATGGTTCTGGAGAGGGAACACTTACTTTTGAACCACCATTAAGATCAGATGTAGCAAATGATGTAGCTTTAATTTATGATAATGTTGATTTTACTGTAAGACTTTCTAATGATATTCAAGAATATTCTATTGTAACTAACGATCTTTATAAGTATCAGATAGACCTAATAGAAAATTTATAAATGACAAAATATCTTGTAAGGCATTATGTTACTGCTGATTTTATTGCAGAAAAAGTAGTTGATGAATCAGAAATAGATTCAGAAAAAAATAATTTAAAACAAAATACCATTCCAGATGGAAGTTTTAGCTTTATTATGGTAGAACAAAGCGAAAAGTTAATACGAACAACTTACGAGAAATATGACGAGAACATTAACAACAGCAGTAAAGAATGAACTTGAAACAGATAGCTTACAGCCTGTTACCCTTGTTTATATTAATGTAAGCACAGGATTTAGATTTACAGATCATTATAAAGATATTACTTACGATTCAAATACCTATTCAGCTTCTTCATTATTTACTAAAATATCTAGTGTTACAGAATCATCAGAAATAGAAGTTAGCAATATGACTATATCGTTTTCTGGTGCAGATCAAACAATCATATCTTTATTTTTAAGCAATAACTATATGGAGAAAGAAGCAGAAGTTTATAAAGCATTTTTAAATACAAGTGAGGGTGTAATAGCTGACCCATTTTTATTATTTAAAGGTAGGATTGAATCTTTTAGTATTGATGAAAGTATTAACCAATCTAATGCTAATATTGTAGTTGCTTCTCATTGGTCAGACTTTAGTAAGATTGAGGGTAGAAAAACAAACACAGGTTCACAACAATTACATTTTTCAGGAGATTTAGGTTTTGAATTTGCTTCTCAAACAGTACAAGATATTAAATGGGGTAAAGCATAATGCAAGATGTTATAAATCTATTTAATAAATTTGATCGTTATAAAGGCAAACAGCTTAATAATTATTTAGAACCATCAATTAAACTCAATCAATATAAAAAGTTTTATGATAATAACGAATTAGTAGGATTTGTTAATTGGGCTTACATACATGATATTGTTGAAAAAAGATTTAAACAAACAGGAAAGATTAAATCATCAGAATGGAACTCAGGTAATAATTTATGGTTAATAGAAATTGTATCTGTAAAAAATACCTTTAAAATGATGAGGTGGGTTTATAATTATTTTAGAAAACAATTAAAAGTAGATCATTCTATAAATTGGCTAAGAGTAGATAGTGATATTTATAGAGTAGGTCAAAAGTTTAAAAGGAGTTATCACTAATGGGTGGTATAGTTGATGCAGTAGTTAATGTTGTACAAAAATTTATTGGGTGGTTATTACCTATACCTGATATTCCTGATTTTGATACACCAGAAGAAGAACGAGGTGTATTAATTAACAAACAATCTAATAATGCACAAATTCCTATAGTATATGGAAGAAGACAAGTAGGGATTACTAGAGTTTTTGTAGAATCATCAGGAACAGATAATCAGTATTTATACATGGCTGGTGTAGTTTGTGAGGGAGAGATAGAAGAAATAGAACAAATATTTATAGATGATAAAAGAGTTTTATTTGATGGCGACCTAGATCATGGAGTAGTAAGAGAAGTTTCAGGTGGAGATGCTAATTTTTATAAAGATGATTCTCATATTCAAATACAAGCATTTAATGGAACTGACGATCAAGTAGCTTCATCAATATTAACTAATTCTACTAATTGGACATCTAATCACAGATTAAGAGGTGTTTGTTATTTAGCTTTTAGATTCAAATGGAATC